GGCTTCATTGAAGGATGAACCGACCAGTCTTGTAAAAGATAAGGTTAGGGTTTTTCAGGCAGCACCTATTGCTTTGCAAATTTTGGTTAGAAAATATTTCTTACCTATTGGAAGATTTCTTTCTATTAATCCATTGGTTGCGGAGTGCGCTGTTGGCATTAACTCTTTTGGTCCTGAATGGAATGAGCTTTCACAACATATGGCAAAATTCGGTGATGATAGAATTATTGCAGGTGATTATTCAAAATATGATTTGAGGCTGCCTGCTCAATTAACACTATCAGCTTTTTCTGTTATGATTAAATTGGCTATTTTGTCAAATAATTATTCTAAGCAGGATATTAAGCGTATGTTTGTTATTGCTCATGAAGTTTGTACTCCATTGATTGCTTATAATGGTACTCTTATGAGGTTTTTGGGTACCAATCCTTCCGGACAAAATATGACTGTTTATGTTAATAGTGTTGTGAATTCATTATTGCATAGATTAGCTTTTCAGTCTGTTTATCCTAAGGAAGAGTTGAAGCAAATTGGTGCAGACCTTAAATTGGGAAGACCTGCACGTTTTAGGGACCTTGTTGCATTGGCTACTTATGGTGATGATGCTAAAGGTAGTGTTAGGGATGGTTATGATAAGTTTAATCACGTATCTATGGCTAATTATTTAGAAGCCAATGATATGAAATTTACCATGCCTGATAAGGAATCTGATCCTGTACCTTTTATGAATAGGTATAAGGCAGATTTCTTGAAGAGAACCGATCGCTTCGATGAAAATTTGGGAGTATATGTTGGAATGCTTAATGAATCAAGCATTTTCAAATCTTTACACTCTATTTTAAAATCAAAGGTTGTTTCTCCTCGTGATGTATCAGCAATGAATATTGAGGGTGCATTGCGAGAATGGTTTTTCCATGGTGAGGAGAAATTTGAGTTGCGTCGTTCACAGATGCAACAAATAGCACAGAGAGCTGGTCTTATTGTCCGTGATTTGGATAAAGATTATACTTCTCGTGTTGAGGAATGGAAAGATAAATATGTTCCTCAATCAGGTTGTCATATTAATGAAGCAGAAGATGCTCTAAAACTTAAAGTTAAGTTGACACTTGGTACACCTACTATATGTGATGAACCAATTCTGATTCCCAATTTGGGACGTCCAGATATGGTTTATGTTCATCCCAAATTTATTATGTTGGTTGAGACCAAAGTATTAAAAGGGAAGAAATCAAATTATAAGAAGGTTGTTTATCAAGCTACAAAGTATGCAACTGCTGTGCATATTTTGAGACCAGATGCTACCGTTGTTGGTATGATTTATACTGAGAATGGATTTGAAGTTGTGAAGCATTTTGGAGATTATACTTGTCCCAAGCAATATGTTAAAGTATTAGATGCTTCATTGTACAACAATGATACCTTTGTGAATTAGAGGTATTTTGACCGTCATGTCGTTAAACTGTCCGGGGGCGGAACTATCTGTCATCGTTAATCTACGGATTAACCAAAAATAGTGGGATATGCATGGATTACGTATGTTTATATATGTGTGGTAACTACCTTATATACATAACGCTTCATATTCTTGGGAACTATAATGGTTTACGGTATTTACCGTAGAGGATGTACCACCTCAAAAAGTGTTACGACAGGGATGTGCTCTGATGCGAGTCCATACCCCGTGTAAACAAATGCATTACTAATACCTATACTTTTTATAAAATTGTTGATAGTACTGAAAACAATAAAAATTGTACTGAATTTGATGCTCATGTTGATATTGATTGTCGTTGTAGAGGATTAGGATTTTTCCGAAAATTTTTACATCCTT